GTGGTCAAACATTGGAACACCTTATTGCCCTTCAACAGCAAAATTTGCAGGGGGTGGGGGTGGCGGACTTGGGTATAGAAATAATATAACCGTAGTACCGGGTAGTCCGTATGCTGTTGTTGTTGCGCCATGTACGCCCGGTTACTACAATGATGGCCTCCCAAGTTCTTTTAACGGTTCATCTGTTATTGGTGCTGGCGGTACTCAAGGAACTCTTGGCGGCTCTGGTGGAACAGGTGGAGGTTATACTGGTAGCGGCGGTGGCTTTGGCGGTAATGGTGGTTCAACGGGAACAAGCGGCGGCGCTTCTGGCTCTGGATGGGGCGGCACTGGTGGTTATTCTGGTAATGGTGGTGCAGGTGCTCCCTTTACTGGCGGGAATAACGCGGGATCTACTGGTGCTGGCGGTGGTGGTGGTGGTGGCGGATCAAGTCCAAGTACCGGTGGTGGATACGGTGGAAACACTGGTATTCTTGGGCAAGGCGCAAATGGAGCCGGGGGGGCTCCGCCGTGTGGCCCTGCCTCAGGTTGTCCGGGTAGTGGTGGTAGGCCGGGCGCTAGTGTTTCTGTTAGCAAAGGCGCAGTCCGAATTATTTGGCCCGGTTGTGCAAGAGCATTCCCCTCAACACGAACGGCAAATGAGTAATAAATATGAATCTTTATATTGAAACTGAAAACGGTGTAGCTAAAAACCACCCTGCTTTTGAAGACAACCTTATACAGGCATTTGGTTCTATCCCCGAACACTGGGAGCCTTTTGTGCGTGTTGCGCGTTCTAGTTTGGGTGTTTATAAAGTTACAGAAGTCAATAATCCCGCTTATGAAAAAGTAAACGGTGTTTGGACTGATGTGTGGCCAGTACGCGACATGACTGCGGAAGAAAAAACTAGTAAGCAACTACTTACTCGCGATTTGTTTAACCTCCGTGAATACGCGTCTAATTGGTCAGCATGGACGCTTGACGAAGCTACTTGTGAAATGGTTCCCCCTATTACACGTCCTGACGTAGACCAAACCAAAATTGATGCTGGTATTTTTACGTATTGGTGCGGCGCAGACGCAAACTGGAAAGACACTCCAGTGCGTCCAGAGGGTGAATACAAGTTTGATTTCTTTGCTTGGAGTTGGATTGCACTATGAGCAAAGTAGCTAAGAAGCCAAAGGTATGCAAAGCCGCTGAGTCAGTAGCTCAAGTTGTTATGCAAACACAGCTTCAAGTTGCATACCATTTCCCCTGCCCAATTTACATTATTGAGCGACCAGACTTCTTAGATGCGGTTAATGTTGTCTCTGAAGAAGGCTTAGAAGTAGCTAAAAAAACCCAGCCACTTAATGAGTTTTATCCTGTACACATGACACAGAACTATTTTGGCGACCCGCGCATGGCTGAATTTACCGAGTTTGTAGGTGCTACGGCTTGGAACATTCTTAATGAACAAGGCTACGCCATGCAAGATAAGGCAGTGCAGTTTATAGAAATGTGGACACAAGAGCACCACAAGCACTCAGCAATGGATACTCATGTTCACGGATTTGGTTCACAAATTACAGGCTTTTATTTTCTTGAAACACCAGAAGGTTGCTCTCATGTTGTGTTTCACGACCCCCGCGCAGGTAAGGTGCAAGTTGACTTACCCGAACAAAATATGGGCATGGCAACCCCAGCCAGCAAAATGATTAACTTTACGCCAAAACCCGGCATGATGATTTTTGCAAACTCGTGGCTTGCCCATTCTTTTACACGCCATGCCGCTGACCTACCCATTAAGTTTGTGCATTTTAATTTGACTGTGATTCAACAGCCACAAGCTTGCGCTATGCCGCCAGCCGCAGAAATTATATGAACACGTATCAAATTAGGTTCAACAAAAACCGTGGCCAAGCTGGTCGCGGCACGATGGATCATGTCTGGCGCGTCTTTGAAAATGGCAAAGAGTTTTTGTTTAAAAACATTGATATTACTGTACCAATCAAGAGCGAGAAAGACGCAAATGGGCAAGACTACAACATCACTTGCCAAGGCTACATGACAATCGATCGAGACACATCAACTGCTGTCATAACAGCAAAGGTAAACATGTTGAAGTCAACGACATCTCAGGTTAAGTTGACTGACACCGCGTCTGTTTAGATATGGTTATTAACAATTTATTTCCAACCCCTGTTGCTGGCTTTGAATTAGGGCGCGACTTGTCTGAAGTGGAACGTGAGTATTTGTTTAACTTAAAAACACGTCCGAATTCTGGAAACAGTACAAGTGTTGAAAGTAACGTATTAGGCCACTTAAAACTACATTCTTTGGCAGAGTTTTTAAATACCTCATTACAAGAATACTTTAATACGGTTTACGCGCCTAAACACGATGCAAAACTGTGTATCACGCAGTCTTGGGTAAACTACACTAATCCGGGTCAGTACCACCATAAACACGCACATGCAAATTCTTTAATATCAGGTGTGTTTTACATTCAAGCGGTAAAAGAAACAGACAAGTTGTATTTTTTTAACGATCCCTACCAACAAATTAAAATACAAACAAAAGAATTTAATATGTACAACTCTCCGTCTTGGTGGCTTGAGGCGGCAACTGGGGCGCTGTATTTATTTCCATCATCGTTAACGCACATGGTAGAAGAAGTCAAGGGTGAAGCCACAAGAATTAGCCTCTCATTTAACACTTTTCCAAGAGGAGTCGTGGGTGATGAAGAGGCTTTAAATGATTTAAAATTAGGCTAATCATGTGGGACTGGGCTGAAGCATTCATTGCGGCGGCCTGTATAGTGGCCTTCGTCATTTTTGGCACGTACATGATTGCATGGAGTTGGATGTGGTAAATGCGCTGGCTCATACTGTTACTGTTATTGGGGCTAGTTGGGGCCGTAGCCAAGAATGGCTGCCATGTGCGCGAGTTCTGGTCAATTGCTTGGACAATACACAACCCGTCCGAACGCCATCAGCAGATGTCAATGTGGCTGACAAACAACGCACAATACTGTCGATCTCAAGATTATGTGGCGATATGGAACAACCTGTCCGAATGGGCTGGCGCGGCGGATTCAGCAGAACTCAGAACTAAAGTCATTCATGGATACAAAGATGCACTTGAGCGAGAGAAGAAATGAAGATCAGCTACGACAAGTGGTATCCGATAGTCCAACCTACCGTGACCACGCAGACAGATGTGTTTGCCAAGCGGGTAGAGAAGCTTGATGCTGAGAGAGCTGTGCAAGTACAGATTGACCAGCAGGTAAAGAAATTTTACCAGTATGAGTATGAGATTTATGAATACAGGATGCGGCAGATAACGGTAAACATTGACATCACAAACCTTAAACGCGAGATTGACAAACTTGTATGACCAGAAAACCACCACCCAGACCGATCAGGAAACCTGCGCCAGACACCAAGGACAAGCTGACGCTGTGGGTTACTCTCATGGTAAGCACGACCCTGTGCATCTCTGTATTGGCAATGGTGGTCAGCTTCATGTTAGGTTTGTGGGCAAAGGAAGTGGACAACGCAGAAATATTCAAAATGATTTCACCCGCTTTTTCTACTCTTATCGGCGGCATGATTGGGTTCCTGTCTGGTATCAAACTCATGCAGAATGAAGACAAATCAAAATCTTGTAAGGACTAACTATGTTTGAAGTATTTGGTGGCATATTGGGCGGAGCGCTAGGCGGTATTTTTCGCTTGGCTCCAGAAGTTCTCAAGTTCTTTGACAAGAAGAACGAACGATCACATGAGATGCTTATGTTTGCCCGCCAGTGTGAACTGGAGCAGATTAGAGGCCAAATGAAATTGGCTGAGATTGGGGCACAACGCGAAGCTGCTGTTGATGTAGGGGTCATGGATGCCTTTAACGCTGCAATAGAACAACAAGCCACAATGGTCAAAGCCGCAGGTGGTTGGGCGGCTAGTTTGTCTGCATCTGTTCGCCCTGTTGTTACATACTGGATTCTTTTGGTCTGGTCTTTTGTACATCTGTGGTTTGGTTGGAACTCATGGATTGCAGGCGCTGCCCCTATGGAAGTCTTCAAGATGATGATGTCGCCTGACTTCTCGGCACTCTTGGCTGGAACAATTAACTATTGGTTCCTCGATAGAACTCTGAAGCAGCGCGGGCTATGAACCTAGAACTAGCTGCAGAGATGTGCCGTCGGTTTGAGGGCTACCGCGCCAAGCCATACTTGTGTCCGGCAAATGTTGCCACGATTGGGTATGGCTCTACCTACTACGCAGACAAGCGCAAAGTAACTTTGGAAGACCCGCCGATGGATGAACCCACGGCGCGCGCGCTTTTGATGATTGAACTTGAGCACACGTACCTGCCCGGAGTTTTGCGTAACTGCCCCGGCCTAATTACTGATGTTCGTAAGTGCAACGCCATCGTGGACTTTGCTTACAATTTGGGCACTGGACGCTTGCAAACATCCACGTTAAAGAGGAAAATCAATGCCAATGATTGGGAAGGCGCAAAAGAACAACTGATGCTCTGGACTAAAGGCGGCGGCAAGGTGTTGCCGGGCTTGCTTAAACGGCGCACTGCTGAGTGCGCACTGCTGGACTAAAAATGCCATTACAAAAGATTCTGTTCAAGCCGGGCGTTAATAAAGAAAACACGCGGTACACAACCGAGGGCGGTTGGTATGAGGCCGACAAGGTACGCTTTCGTCAGGGTAATCCCGAAGTAATTGGTGGCTGGTTACGTATTTCTGTTAATACATTTTTAGGTGTTTGCCGATCTTTGTGGAACTGGGTTCTGCTTGATGGCAGAAACATCATTGGTGTTGGCACAAACCTAAAGTTTTACTTAGAAAACGGCGGTGCGTATTACGACATTACGCCCCTTCGTGCATCTAGCACAATTAACGCTAACCCTTTTGTAGCTACAAACGGCTCTGCAGTCATTACGGTAACTGACACAGCACACGGCTCTGCTACAGGAGACTTTGTAACCTTTAGTGGTGCTGTAGGACTGGGTGGCAACATCACCGCAGCGGTGTTAAATGCCAATTATCAAATTACTGTTTTAACTTCTAACACTTACACGTTTACAGCAACAGCAACAGCCAACGCAACAGATGCTGCGGGTGCCGGTGGCGGTGCTTCTGTCGTAGCGGCATATGAAATTAGTGTCGGTCCAGCAACACAGATTCCTTTGGTTGGATGGGGTGCAGGTGGATGGGGTCTTGGTACGTGGGGTAATGGTTTAGCCAGCACTTCCGCCCTGCGTTTATGGAGTCAGCAAAACTTTGGTGAAGATCTTGTATTCAACTTCCGCGGCGGTGGCTTGTATTATTGGGAGGCACCATTAACTTCTCGTGGAGTACTGCTTAACACCCTTGGCGGCACGGTAAGCTTTACCAACGCTTCTCCTACCGTTGTAACCTCAACTGTTGCATACACAGCGGGTGCACGGTTGCAGTTCTCAGGTGGTTCTTTGCCCACGGGTGTGGCTGCAGCGACCACATTTACTGTAACCGAGGTTAGTGGGCTAACTTTTAAGTTATTGGATAGTTCTAACGTATTGGTCAACACCGCATCTGCAGGCACCGGCGCTGTGTCCTTAATTGTGGATGTGCCCACGGTCGTAAACACTTTAATTGTTTCAGACGCATCACGTTTTATTTTAACTTTTGGCGTAAATGATTACGGCAGTGCGACGTTAGACCCCATGCTGATTCGTTGGTGCGGACAAGAGGATCCTTTTAATTGGACACCTACAGCTACCAATCAAGCGGGAAGTTTGCGGTTGTCTAATGGGTCTGAGATTGTTACCACAGCACAGACAAGGCAAGAGATTGTTGTGTTTACCGATTCAGCGTTGTATTCTTTGCAGTATCTAGGTCCTCCTTTTGTTTGGGGATCTCAGCTTCTTGGTGATGGCCTCTCTATTTATGGGCCCAATGCGGTAGCTGTGGCCTCCGGTGTTGTGTACTGGATGGGCATAGATAAATTTTATGCATACGATGGTCGTGTGCAGACGCTTAATTGTGACTTGCGCCGGTTTATTTTTACAGACATCAATAAAGATCAAAACCTACAAGTATTTGCGGGTGTCAACGAAGGCTTTAATGAGGTATGGTGGTTCTATTGTTCAGAATCAAGCACCACAATTGACCGCTACGTCATCTACAACTATCAAGAAAAAATCTGGTATTACGGCACGATGGCACGAACAGCGTGGCTTGATTCAGGTTTGCGTGACTATCCGTTAGCCACTACAT